AAACTGAAAGCCAATGCAGTATCTGGTGCGTTTTTGGCAGCATCCCAAAGTGCGCTGATGATGCCTGCACTTGATGTGTCATCAAGATACATTTCCACATTTAGTGTGGCGGTCTTATCTACGGTCTTGTATGCGCGACCTGATAAAACTTCCAACACCTGCTGGTTGTTTTCCATTTCTAGGGTCACTGTTGATGCCTGGTCAGCGTATGACACCGAGTTGATGGTTAGTGTCAATGCGCGGCCTGTGATGTATACGGCGGTCATTATTACCTCTCTTAGTTGGTTATAACCATCTCGATGTTGATCTGGCTGATAAGCATGTCGGCATTGCCGATCTGCGTGACTGACGGTTGCGACCATCCACCCAAAAACGCAATGTTATTGGATAACAAATCGGTAACCGACAAAATTAGGGTTTCCAAGTTTGCCAAAGCCGCTTGGTTATCGGCTGCATTGACAATGCAAGTGATGTCGAAACGCACATTGCAACGCGCACCACCAATGGCACTAACTGTGATGTATGGCGATCCAGGCACAATCACAATGGCTGGTGGTGTGATGTTTTCATTTGGCCATGCGTAAACGACTCGACCAGCGGCTGCAAGAGTGCTGGCAAGGTTTGCGCGGTAGGTGGCGAGATTAGCCATTAGCCAACCATTCCCCTGGTATCCATCCACTTACCTAGCAAGCCTGAAACTCGGGTAAATAGGGATCGGCCTAAGCGGTACGGGGCTGGACTCTGAAAGTCCACACCCTGCTGGCCTAGTGTGCCTGTGCGAGTGATCCAAATGTCGCTGGCGATTGCAAGGGCTGCTTCGCGGACTTCAGGCACATCGTCATAGTCAATGTATTGTGTGGCACTAACTGTGCCTGATGGGACAATCCCATGCTTAGGGTAATCATTACCACTGCCAGTGAATGACATTGAGTATTCGGTAACTTCGGTGATTGTTTTTGTGCCGTTAAAGTTTGCGCCACAATTAGCGACTTCAACTGACTGGCCGACATAGACATCATGTGGGCGATCTGTGTAGATGGTGTTCACGAGGTTTGTGCGACTATGAGCAATCACCCCCCATTGGTTTTTGGTTAGCAATGATAAAAGAATGTTTTCAGCCGCATCGGCACATTCTTGGACTAAGGCATCAGCGTAAATGTCACCAATACCCAAAACGCTTTTAAGTTCGCTTAGTGTAATTAATGCCATTTTCTATTCCAATCGTTAGGGGGTGTGTGGGGGGCACAGGGCCGCACCCCCCACACTTTTTTTTGAACAGTCGTTATGCGATGTTCAAGCGGCGGATACCGTCAGCCTGCTTTACTGCAATAGCCATGTAGCCATACAGTGCAATGCGAACCTGGCCAGTCTCTAGCAAATTGACCTGGAGACGGGTTGTTGGTGATTCGTATACGCTCACGCAATCTGGTGCAATGATGAACGCGCTGTCATCTGCCCAAGTTGTTGCGCTGATGAACGGATCAACATACAAATTCAAGCCTTGGATATTGCCCTCGGCTGCGCCTGGTGCAAGTGCGCCTGGTGCGTTTTGTACGTTGTATGCGGTGTATAGAGGGCGGTTGGAACCATCTACTGCACCCATTAGGCCACCCCAAACGGCAGTGTTTGCAACAATGTTGCGAGCCTTTTTGGCTGTTGCCTTGTAGAGTGCGGCTGATTCAGTTCCAACATATGAGGTGAAACCAACTGCTGTTGCAGCAACGCCAGTTGATGCAGTTCCCTGTGCAATGAATTGTGCAAGTAATGCCTGGTCAGTTGCCTTAGCGTAGGCATCGTTCATCTGTGAAAGGAGTAGTGATAGAAATTCTGGACTTGAACGGTCCAAAAGTTCCCAACTCACATCGTTGCGGCCAGCGTACTTGTTGATCGAAATCGTGAGGTAATCAGAGGTCATTCCGGTTTCTGATGGGCTCTGATTTTCGTCAGTGTCCGCAACTGTTGGTGCAGTTCCTAACTTAGGAATGGTGAATGACATTCCGGAGGATACAAGGGCTTCGCGGCGCACTGCGTTGATCGCTGGGCGATCCGAGATTGTGTTAGTTACAAACTCGTTTAGGTGCTGTGGCAGTGTTAGGCCAGTGTTTGTGCTGGTGTCATCATCTGCTGCACGAACGTACATCTTTGAATCATCATTGCCCATTGCGGCTTTGATGGAGTGATCTAGATAACTGATGCCATCTACGATCGGTGAGCGTGGCTTAGTAAATGCCACTGGTGCGGCAGCCTGAACAACCGCGCTGGCGGTTACTTCATCGGCCGCTGGGGCGGTGTTTTCGGTTTCCACAATTATCTCCTGTGGTTCATCCTCTGCGGCTTGTTCCGCTTCGGTGGTTTCTGGGGCTTCCTCATCATCAGCCTCGGTGGCTGCAACGGTTGCAATTTGAGCATCTTTGAAAGCCGGATTGGTGACGTGTGCGACGGCTTCAAGATTGGCTGCACTTACAACCATCACGCCACGTTGGATTGTGTATTCATTAACTGCTGCCTCAATGCTAAAAGCCGGGCGCAATCCCTCTGATGCCTCAACTAGCGCATCATTGCCTGCACTCGTTGGTGCAATCTTGAAAGCCATCGAAACCCCAGCAGGTGTGATTTCCTCACTGCCAGCAATGCCACGACCCAATGGGCGTGTGCGGTCATGTTCCATGTTAAGCACGATTTGGCTTGCATCTATTTCGCCAAATGCGCCAAACTCAAAACGCACTGGACCGGCTGATGTGTTGCCAACCTTGGCAAATGGCACAACAAGGCCTTTGATTGTGCGTGTTTCTGTGTCTGCCGCCAAAATTTGGCCATCGAAACTAATTTGCATTTGTGTTTCCTCTCGGTGCAAGGTCCATTTCCTCACGCGCTTCCTCAACATCTATTAAGCCATAGTCAAGCATTTTGCCCAGGACTTCGATTTGTTCAAGTGGGTTGCCGCGTAGGTAATCATCAAGGTCAAAACGCACCTTTTGCCCGCGTGGCGTTAGGTCATTCATTGTCAATCGTTCCTCAATGCAACTCATGTATGGCTTGAGGCTGAAATCAACCAGACTGCGGCGTTCTGCGGATACGTTTGAGTATGTCGCGCTTGCGCTTTCGGCATTTAGATACCAGGCAGGGATATTGCACATTCTTGCAATTTCACTGGCTGTATTGAGTCGGGATTGGCTTAATTCCATTTGCTGGGCATCATAGCCAAAGGTAGTGACATCCAATGGGCCTGAAAGATAGGCTGTTGAACGCTTTTGACGTGCTGCCGCCCATTGTGCCAAAAGGCTTGAAACCTGCTCTGGTGGCAAATCCACACCAGTATTTTTAATGACCATTGTTGGATTTGGCTCGGCTGCCATTCGGCTGACTGCCTTTTCAAGTTCCAAAGCGGTAGTGATAGTACGGCCACCTCGGTTAAGGATACCCTCATCTATGCCACTGAACATGATTAGCGAACCAACACCAGTCACAGGGGTCAAGTAGCCATCAAGATAAAACCCATTAACAATTTCATCGGTCATGGTGTCTGTTGTGAAAGTTACGCGCATTGGATCAATACGGCGAGCCTGGGTTGGGCGGCCATCCTCTGCATTAGTTGCTAAAACGACCCAATAGGCGGACCCAGTAAACAACAAATCCTCAACGGTCCAGGCCATCGTTACTGCCAATGGCAATGCTGGATCAGGTTGTTTTAGGATGCTGCGGCCCTCAACCTTTTCGCCTGTGATTTCGTTGTATGAATTTAGACCAAGTGTGGCGATTGTGCCAGCAATGATGTTACGCGCCCGAGCAACTGCTGGGACTTGCATGGCATCGGATCGGCTGACCCGGATCATGGCTAATGGTGACCAGGAATCCTGGTAATACGGTATCTGAACACCAGCCTTAGCGGCTGCCTTGATTTCTGTTTTTTCTGGGGTTGTACCCAACAAAAAATCTATGAATCCCATTCTTGCATTGAATCACAATAAATTACATCTGTGTAATTTTGTCAGGCTTTGTCACGTTGTTGCGCGTGTTGTCACACAGATCGGCCAGTTAGTCCTAGTGGTCTTGATCCCTCTTTGATAACTGGCCGACCTCGGGTGAACCCAAGGCAGGGTTATGCACTAATGATACTCACACTTTGTTGTGGCTCGGTCGCGTGACCCACCGCCATTACTAAAGCAACTGCCGCACTGATCGGTACTTGCGCCGCTCTGCGAGCAATACGCCAACCGCCATCACTGGCTGGCCGTCTAGCGCAACTGACCAAGTGGGAATGCATAGTTTCTTGGGCTG